TAATCGCATCGTCAACGAGGTCACTACCTCGAATTACTTTACCCCGCGTATAAACCCATTTCCCTGTGTAATAAGTCCCGTCGTAATAACATCCGCCGAGACACCGATCAGATCCGTTGTACCATCCCTGTTTCGCATCATTCCACGTCGGGGGAGTCGTAGACCATGAAAGGGTATATGCCGCGCTGTCAAGATAGATATAGTTGATGTATCCGGAGGACGGAGATCCGGTTATCGACTCATTCGAACCGAAAGTAATATATGATCCGTTCAGCTCTGCTTTCGATCCTGCCGCAAGCTGGGGGACCGTGCCCGTGTCCCATTCGGTAAGCGAGCACCGGATATACCCGATAATCAAATCCTTGAACATGTCGATATGAGCTGTCCAGTCGGAAGCCTCTTCCGCCGGAAATGATATCAGAGTACCGGCCATTTAAAACACCTCCATGCAGGATATCGCAAGATTCCATTTGCTACCGAGGATATGATTCCAATCGAGATTCTCTGTAAAGACAACGTACCTGATCGGGTGATTTGTGAGGTCGGCAGGAAACGTCAACAGGAACCACGGTCTAAACTTCCCTACGGTCTCGAACCATGTATCTATACTCGATTTCTCAGTATTGATAAACGGGAATTGGAAGTTGTATATCTCCCGGATGATCCCCTGATCCCCGTAAAGCTGCCCCGTCTGTGTAAATGCCTGTATCGAAGTATCCTCATACTGCATTGCATACTCGCGGTAAATAATATCACCGAGATCGAGATCCTCGCCTATGAAGATCACGCCTACCTGTACATAAGTATCCGGGTTCGAAGCGTCGACGATCGAAACGCGCCAGTATCGATATGAGCCCCCGGTGAACTGCTTATACATGACTCCGGCGTTATAGGTGATCGTCTCGTTGATAGTCGGGGATCCCCATGAGTCGGTCGCATTCCCCTGAATTTTGATGACTGCACCGCTCGAAAAATTGTGTCCGATAAGAGCGCAATCCGTGACGGTGATCGTGTTGCCTGCGCCAGCGTCCCACATTACCCATTCAGCACTGTCCCCGGTTGCTCTCCACCGTCGAGCGACGATATGATTCTCAAGCTGAGAGATGGCGTATCCGGTCGCTTCACTACTGGCCGTCAGCGCATGTCCTGCATAAGCTTCGTTGTCGTAGAGTATCCGCATTTACCGTGCCCTTATTTTTATTTCATTCGTCTCGTTGATCGCTTTCGTGATCTCCTTGTAGATGAGTTTAGTACCAAGCTGAACCACTACGGTCATATCCGTTGTCCCGCTATCCATGCGGGTAAGAAGCGCTCGGTTGCGCCGGACCAACTCCTTTGTGAGTATCATTTCTCCCGGTTCGGTGAGTGCAAGTTGCGAATCCCCGCCCCCATATGCCCCCGGTGTAGTTCCGCCCTGCTGATATGTCGGTATCGGCGCTGCTATAATCGCTGCCGTCTGTGCCGCTCCGAGTGCCCCGACCACTGCTGCCCAGGGGATACCGAGAATTGCCCCACCCTGCGCGAGCGCTTTAGAGACCCCCATTGCCGTATCAATAATGCTGTGAAAAATGTTAAATGCCTTTTCTTGCTTCGCAATCTCAGTTTTTTTCGCCGCATATTCCTCGTCAAGCGCCTCAAGCTGGGCCTTCTTTTCCTCTTCGTCGGTAACGGTCGATTCGATCACATCCTTCTGGTGCTGATACCAGTTATCCGTTGCGGTTGAATTATTCGAGAGCATCTGATTAAAGAGGCCAAACGAGGATGTCGAAATATAGGATAATTGATCGCCTAACTCTTTTTGAGCTTCTGCTACCTTGCGCGTTTCCTCCGCCATCTTCTGCTGTTCCTTCCGATAAGCCTCCGCTGCTGTAGCGGCTAGATTATATGCTTCTCCTTGCTTCCGTAAACCCTCCATAATGGCCTCAGACGCCGCACTCATCTCATCAGCGCCCAGATCGAGGGGAGTTATTTTCATTTGTGTTCCAAGCATCTCCCAATCATCTGCGAAATCTTCAACCCAAGTTCCCACTATTTTGATATCTTCCCCTACATCTTTAACCGCTCCGGCAGCTGATCTTGAAGCCCCTTCCATTGCAAGCATTGTATCCCGCCATGCGTTTGTTCCGGGTAATTCGGGGGAGAGGATTTTCTCAAAACTCTTGCGAGTCTCTTCTGCGAATTTTACAGCTTCTGCTGTGATATCCTTGAACGTATCAACAACCGTCCAATGGAAATCGGCGAGCGCCTCCTTCATTTTGCCCGGTTTCCAATTCCGAGGATCGAATACGACTTTAATTAATTTCCCGACATCCATGAGTGCATCCCACATCGCTTTCATGCCGAGATTAAATTCATGGATCAGGAATATATTGAGTCTCATCCCTACTGCCATAACAAGCCCGAACGATTGAAACACCCGGACGATATTCCGCATGTTCTTTTCGGTTTCAAGAAACTCATTCATCTTTGAGACAAAACCCTTGAGACCGGTATCCTCAGACATGAGTCCGCCGATGATCCTTTTGAGATCCTCCATGTTATTTTTATATGCCGTCAGTTCCCCCTTGAACGTGTCTCGCATTGCCCTTGCTACTCCGCCGAGTTCCATTTCCAGCTCGTCAAGTATAACCTTTTGAGCACCGAGTACATCGTTTGCCTCCATAAGTACCTTTATCTGATCTTTCTGCTGTTCGGTAAATGAGATACCGATACGCTTTAATCGACCCACACCCATAATGGGATCGTTGAGGGCAGTGCCGAGCTGAACCATTGATTGTTTTAAATCCTGCCCGAATCGTACAGACATATTCGTAGCAGCTTCGAGAGCTTCGGGAAAAACCTCTTTGCCGATTTTGGTGAAGGTAAGCATGATACCTTCGGCTTCGAGGGCGGCGGTATTTGAAACGGTCGTGAAACGTTGAAGCTCGTTCGCCATCTTGATGAGTTCATCACTACTTAAACCCGCTGCATATCCAGTCGATTGCAGAGTAGCATTGAGCATAGAAAGCTGATTTTCGTACTCGCCGTAAGCCTTGAATGATCCTTTGATAAACTCGGTCATCTTGCGGATAGCGAGGTAAGCGGCACCGGCAATCGTCGCAGCCCCGATAAGCTGTTTAAAGCCCTTCATGACATCAGAGCCAAACTTCTTTGAGGCCTGAGCCGTTTTGTTCATCTCGGATCGCGCTCTCGAACCATCAGCGCACATTCCTATATTTACGTCACATGCCATTTATCTTTTTCCCCATTTCGCTCTTTGTTTGTTTCTCCATTCCTCGACCTGCGCTTTCTCAACCTCGATTCCAATATATTTAATCATGTCGTTATAGAGTGGGAGCGGGTATCTGGACAGTTCTCGCGGCGAGACCGAAAAATATTTTGCAACGGTAAAAAACACCTCGTCCTCCTTGCTCAGGCCTTGGCGTCTTTCTCCTCCACTACCGGCAAAGGGCGGTCAGCTTCCTCCGGTCCCTGAGTGATAACGCGCATGAGTGCGATCAGTTTCGCAGGCGGAACATCGAGCAATTTCTCTTTCAGGAAATCCGGATCAGCCTCAGAAAATCGTTCATAGATAAAATCAATCAGCTTGTCTGCCCGGTCTTCGTCTTTCATCTGCTCAAGCTCTTCCTGGATTGCTGCGACCTTCTTCGCGTCTCGAAAAGTTGACTGTCGGACCTTGTAAATTTTCCCGAAAATCCGAACCTGTACAAAGTCATCCCATGCGTCGAAATCAACTATTTTGCTCATCTTCCACCTCGTTCTTTACGGATTCGATCTTCTTCGCTTTTGGCGGGAGAATATACGTCGCTCCATCTTTTTTAACGATCTCCGAACCTTTGCGAAAAAGCCACTCATACCGACCCGCTCGTACGATAATGTCTCTATCAAGCTCTGGCATGGTCTCACCTCCTTATGCGTCATATTCGTCAGCATCTTCATTTTGGACTGTTACCGTAATCAGATCAGTATCTACGACCTTCTGTGCGATTCCGGTACAGGCGTAGTACATGACTTCCGATTCCGCATTGAGATTCGTCAACGGCGCAGCAGAATAAACAAAACTCGGAATCGTGAAATTGATCGATCTTTCAGCCGTAGTCAAAAGCCCATTGTTGAATTCCATTGTGACGGCTGATGCTTCGAGAGCTTCCAGTGCTACCGTTCCGGATGCTCCGCCTAAATAGACTTTTCGGAACTCGTCGTCTACCGTACACTTGAGGGTAAAATCGAGAGTGACGTCGAGATCCTTCTCGACGATCTGTGCGTAGGTGAGTGCGCTGGTCTGAATGTTTTCGTTATTGTTTTCGATGGTGAGAGTAAAATCCGTAATCTCTGTCGTTGCTGCACCGAATACGGTAAGTGTCCCGTGAAGGAACTTCAGGAAATCCTCGGCATCATAGCTTTCATCGGCAGCGACGTTCGAGCTATCGAGATCAAGCGCCTGACCCGATACGGCAATCTTTAAAGGCTCCCCTGCCGAACCCGTGAATGTGAGAGTTGAAAGTTTGCTATCGATAAGACGATTGACAAGGTCATCGGTATCAGCCTGGGCAAGCTTTCGCATTTCGACCGTCCACCATCCGAGCGCACCAGGTGTGATCGTATGCAGATAAGGCACAGCTTCTAAAGTTTTTGCGTCAGCACCGAGCATCATCGTAAATAACCTTCCTGCGATTCCCGGACGTGCGTAACAATCAAATGAGAACGGGAACTGCATTCCGACACGTGTAATTCCTGCACCGTCTCGATAGTGTCCACCTTCTCTGAATGTTTTGTTATCTGATATCGGGGTATCGTCTGCAGTAAGAAAACGTACAAAGGTGGTCGGGGCCTCTTCCGCTCCCTTTTCCGCTTGTAATGCAAGCCCGACATATCCTTGACTTGAAATGTATCCCATATTGTTATCCTCCTATGCTGGATAATCTAACTGTCCTCGCCCGTATGCTGTCAAGACGAGGTCTTTGATTCTTATGCTTCCCTTCTCCCGAGACATTCCGTATGATGCATCACCGATACGATAATCCCGTCCGTATGCTGTAGGATTCGCATTGACACAATCCCGAAGAGCTTTTTCATACAAGGCGATCCGTTGCGGGTACTTGTTGTGAGTATCCCGGATCACGACATAGAGCATGATCTGAGTTTCGTAAATCTCTGAGCCCGCTTCCTTTCCGATAATCTGCGTTCGTTCAGGGAGCAGGAGTCCTGCAGGGATTTTCTCGAACGTCGATTTCTCGTAATCGTACCAGGTCACATCTTCGAGCTTATAATCAGCGGTAACGGAATCATCGGCGAAAGTAGCAAGGTACGTTGCAAGATACGTCTCGAAAATCTCTTTGAGATCTCGTACATGGGTAAATGCGATATAATAGTTTGCATCGAATGACATTTACCATCCTCCCACATCACCATGCACCATATACCAGTGCAGAGTGCGAATAATCCGCAAACGGAATTGACTTGTAATGATTAACATTGGCCGGCGTGGTATTTTTGTTCTCGGCGCACGTGATTGGTGATATACGGCATAGTCTACTTGTGTCCCGACATACCATGCACGTGGCGAGACCATTTCACACGCCAGCCGATGATTTGCATTAATAAGCGAATCTCGCATTTCTCCAGAACGCACAAGTATCGGATGATAAGCCCCGTATCCTTCACGTGCCCGCTGTTTTGCTGTAGATGCCGCGAGCCCTACCCAGCCTCCAGCCTCAGCCCCTTCTGATTCGAAAAGTTTTGCAATCTCTTCTCGGTATTTAGTTATAATGTATCGAAACGCCGGAGTCGGATCGTCAAGTCTCCCAATTATCCGGTTGAATTTCATTGCAAGAAGACCCTCGTCTCCGGAACGCATTCGAGCACCCATAACAAACGGCTGCTGTGCCGTACTCTGAAATCCTGCACAAATATCGTTCATTACCATTGCCTCTTGTTTTTTTCAAATACAGCTTCGAGCTCATCGGTCCCAGAAGTCAATGCATCAATCACGTCTTCGGGATCGCTTACTGCATCGAACTCATTGTTTTCGAGGAGCTCGACGAGGAGTTTCGATCCTTCTTTGTAATAATTGTTATTCGGGACCTCACCCGCTTCCCCGCCGGTCTCCGACTGTAATCGTTGCTCTATCATACCCGCCGCCATGAGCGTCTCGATGGTTTCGAGCATGTCGGTGTATCCGGCAGCGATCACCTCAGCGATCGCAATTCCCCGGACTTTGAATCGCCCAATGACGATCTTATCCACCATCTCGATAAGGTTTCCGACATCGAGTGAGGAAACTACACTATCATCGTCAATCGTCCGGTGGGGTAGAGATTCGACCACATTTGATACTGTCGTGTAGGCCAACTGTCAGCTCCTTAATCCCCGGCTTTTGTGCTGGATTTTCCCCCAGCCTTCTTCGGCGGGTCGAACGGCTTTTCTTCGACAACCATTCCGTGTGGCCTATCAAGAATCACGCCGTCCCCGCGCTTCTCAAGGATATCAGCCACATCCTCTTTATATTCCGTTTCAAAACCGGCCTTATTGCCTTTTGTATACCGGAACTTGACTCTTTTCATTTTATCCTCCGTAATATTCTGGACGGGAGCCGAAGCCCCCGCCCGATTGATTGTTTAGCCGTTGACCGTCTTGACGCACATCTGAAAGTACCCGTATCCGGCATTCCCGCGCATCT